ATCCAGTAAATCTTTTTCTTAATCTTTGTACAAATTTAGAAAACTTTACTTCGTCTCTAGTTATTTCAGCACTACGACCAAGATTAAATCCATTATCTTGTTCCATTCTACTAATTGGAACATGGAGTGCTTTATAAACTCTTTTCTGGAAGTATTGAACATCTTGTATTTCACCAAGATTTTGTCCACCAGGTAGAGTTGTTATTTCTGTGCCTCGACCACCTTCTCTCCTAGGTAGCCAGAAATCTTCGAGCATTGACATATGTTTTCTGTCATCTCTCATTTCTCCTGTTGAGGCGTCATAAACAAGTTTATTTCTATACCTGTTCATAACATCTTTTAGATATTGTTCTGCCTTTACTTTAGGAAGATTACCAACATCTATATAAAATATTCTTCTTTCAGGTGCTCTTACTATTCTGTAAATAACAACAGCATCCTCAATCATTCGTAATTGGTTAACTGGTTTAATTGCCTTATGTAAATAACTTAATACTACATTTTTATTTTGATCAATTACACCAGAAGTGCAATAAGAGATAGCATCAGTAGTAATTTTAATACCCATATTAGAGTTAGGAGTTGTCATGCCTTTTTCATTATAGACATACCACTCATTAACTGCCTGTGTCATCTCAACACCATTTTTGTTAGATCGTTGTTTCTTAATCTCTCTAACTTTACGAATTTTACGAGGGTCAATATATCTTAACTCAGTAAGTCCTAATCTTGGTTTTTCAGGATCAATTACCTTATGATAATAAACTCTACCGTCTATGTACCATCTTTTAAAGATATCGTGACCTTTTTCATCAAACTGTAATAGTTTTAGAATTTCATCAAACTCATCTCTAATTTTAGTTTTAATTTTTTGTGATAAATTTAAATTGTCTAGTGATAAAGAGACAGCTTGATCTCTTTCATCTGCCACTATTGCTTCATTTACAATGTCATCAATAGCAGTATCCACTTCAGGATAAATTGCAATTTCTCTATATCGTCTGATTAGTTCTTCTTCGTTCTTTGCACCACCCTCCATGTCGAGGTATGATCCAAAGTAACCACCAGCCGATACTGTAGTAGTGCCATCATCGGCCGTAGGGACGGTGAAACTCTGAGGAGTTCCACCATCCTTAGCCTTTTGATTAGCTCGTGTTATTTGAAAGCCAAATAATTCAGCCATTAGATTTCCTTTTCATAATAATTTCTACTAATTATTTATGTGTTAAATTAAGTAGTAGTATCAGTTTCAAAGTATTGGTATCTGAATGTGCAAGTGAAAGTCTCAACAGAGTTGTTGGTATCATATGCAAGATCAATTGGTGATAGTGATGTTGGGAAAAGACCTCTAAAAGTATAAGTCTTTAATATTCCGCCATTTCTATCTAATTGATCAACAAAAGCATCAACTTGATAATCAGCAGGGTTTGTTAACCCTTCGTTATCAGTCATGTTGTTCATTCCATTCAACCATCTTTCTAGTCCGTTTCTCACTAAGAAATCGGTGTCATTTAGAACAGTAACCGTCCAAGGTTCAAACTCTCTATCTCCTACGATATAAAGTGTTCTACCTCTAAATGGTATAGGTGTCTCACCTACTGTACTACCAGGTAACTGAGCAGCCTGACATAAAAATGCCATTTGTTGTGTCTCACCACCTACGGCAGAATAACCAGGGAAAGGCATTGTCACCTTGAACTGATTGGCTCTAGCGCCCCCACCAGCGAGACGAGCTTTAAAGTCATTAATATTAGGCATTGTTTATTCTCCTCTCTCTAGTTTAAGCACCCGCAACTTCAGAAAAGGCCACGCCTGATCTTGTTGCGATAAAGTTTAAAGTTATGAAGTTAATTGATCTGTTAGGTTTAACAAAAATGTCTGCCCTAAACTCATTACGATCAATAACATCGCCAGTATTGTTAGTGTCATCACAAACAACTTGGAAGTCTGTGATTCCTCTACGACCTTGTACATCTCTTAGGAATGGTTCTACAAGATTTCTAAATTGTGCTCTTGTAAACTCATCATTGAATTCAAAGAGTTGGAATTTAGCAGCTGTAGAAATTGCCTTTTCTAGAGTGATGAACAATCTTCTAACATTGATACGATCAAATGCACTTGGTTTTGCCAATGCAGTTTTATCACCGAACATTAAAGTACCCTGACCTGGTAAAGTTACCACAGGATTTATTCTTGCACGATATAGTGTATCTCTTTGTGATTTGTTAGGATTGTATGCAAGTTTAACAGCACCACGAATTTGACCTCTATTGAGACCTGCAGGTGAGAACCATGAGTCTGCAACATTGTCTGTTCTAGCACATAAACCAGCAATATCTCCGTTCAATGGAACGAATCTAAATACATCATTGTATTTGTCGTACATATATTTGTAACCACTATCAATGACAGCATATGAAGATGATGATAATGCATCAGCAAATGCTTTTACATTTTCAGTCTGAGCGATAGGATCAGCAACATTTACAACATCCGCAGAAGCAGGTGAAATAAAAGCAACTACATCTTTTCTAAACTCAGCAACATCAATCGCAGCTGTAGCATATGTAGTACCAGTAGCATCAGCACCAGTTTGAGATGGTCCACACATTAATAAATTAATATCTACTGTTTCGCCATCTTTAAACTTATCTAATGCAAGTGCCAACTCACCGTTTGTTGGTGCGTTGTCATCTGTACCACTAGCAAGTGAATTATCGAATAGAGCAGTTGCACTTGAACCGACATTATCAAATGTCTGACCTGCCTTAGCAGAACCAGCATTTGCCAGTGTAGTTTCGTGATCCATCCAATATATAAAACTTGACTGATTATAAATTACATCAGCATAGTAGTTAGTAGCACCTGATTCATCTTTTGCATCTGAAGCCTGTGAAACACCTTCAAATACTTCTAGAATAGTTCCAGCAGTACCTGAAATGCCGCCATCTTCGTCAATAACGATAATGTGCATTTCGTCATTTGCACCGTTATTATTAGCAACATCAGTTGTTGTTCCTGGAGCAGCGTCAAACTGATCAAAGAATTTCCAATATCTTTTGATCTTAGCGTTATCTACTACTGCATGCTTTAGGCCTTGAGAACCTGTGCTGTTATGTCTTTTGACCGTTAGGTCGTTTGTATTGATTGCCGTAATTTCGTAGAACTCTCCTGACGGAGCAGCATTAAAATTGCTACTTGCGTCACCAAACTCTATTAGATCACCAACTACAAACTCTGAACCACTATCAACAGCGACTGTAGTAGCGCCGACAGCGATACCTGATCCGTTATTTACTAGTGAAGTTGCAGTAGATGAAAACGCATTAGAATTTGTACACATAGAAACTTTTAAATTGTTTCCGTGAGTTCCAGCAGTACGAGCAGCCCATGGACCAACAGCAGCTTGACCACTTGCGAAGTTATCAAGATAGTGTTGGGTGTTTTTTATCTGTATAGCAGTGCCTGATACACAAGCATTTACATTACCTGTTGTAGCACGAACCACTTTTAAAGTATTACCGTACTGTAAAAAGTTAGCAGCTGTGAAAAAATACTCAAAAGTATTTCCATCGGGTTTACCGAATGTATCTACTAGTTCTTTTTCAGATGAAATAGTTGTAATTTCATCCATAGGACCTTTTTCAGATACAATAACTGTTGCACCAATAGAAGTGGCTACTGCAGGTATAATATTTGTTAGGTCTGTTTCCTGTACGAGAACACCTGGTGATAGTTGGAATGCCATAGTGTTTTCTCCTTAATTATTTAAATTACCCTTAATTTTTGTCAACCCTTTAAACTATTTATAATTAGTAGAAATTACAGACTATCTGACTATATCAACAGGATTCCAGACATCTCCATACTCATCAACTTCAGAATCATGTTCATTTAAACCATCATCCATAAATCCAAAAGGTGCCATATCTTGTTCTAAGGCATTTTGTTGTTCTGCAAATAAGGCATTACGCATATCAATATTAACTAACTCTTTGAAATATTGTTGATTGGCAACCCACGCAAATATGACTAAACACATAACTAAATCATCATTACAACCATCTTCGGCCTCATATGATTTACCTCTAGATATAAATGTAGATAATTCTGCAATAGTATCAAAATCTTGAATAACCAGTTTGTCACCCTCAATCAAGGATTTTAAATTAGAACAACCCACTCTTTTTGCAGCCTTAGTCATTCTAAGACCTAGTGAAGAACCTCTACCACTAAATCCACCACCTAGTATTTGACCTGATCTACCTTTTTGTGTACACATTAACATATTATCATATTCACATTCAAACTGTAAGGCGTCTGCAACTTGCTGACCTAAATCATTTGTTTCTACTAAGACATATGCCATATTATATTTTCTACAAATTTCATTTATGATATTAGGAAAAACAACAGGCTTTATTTCATTACTTCTATATTTTGCCACAAGTTTGTATGGCATTTGTGAAGTATCAAATATAGTAAAAGCAGAATAGTCATTATTGGTACCTCTCGATACATCAACCGTGCAAGTATAGATACTATCTTTTTTAGGCATTTCAAAAATGTCGATATCACCACTTCTTTGCGGATCTATATGTGCAAGTGCTTTTAGTTTACTTGGTGCGATAAGTGTATTAACAGAGCCTAAGAACTCACATTCAAACTCAGTTTGAAATTGTTGTTCACTTGTATTTTTGATTGTTTCTTCTTTCCACTTTTCATCACGACCAGGTACTTCAGACCAATGAACTTCAATAGGAACATATGTATTATTTTTATTTATGGCATCAGTCCATATTTTATAAAACATATTCATTCCATGTGGTGTAGATACCATCATAATCTTTGATGATTTACCAGAAGAGATA